CTACGAGCCACCGGACCTCTACAGCACCAGGCTGGAAGGCATCACCATCTCGACCTCGCATTCGATGCTGCAGCGGATCCTCAAGGATACGCCCTGGGGAACGCAGTGGCGTGGCCCACTCCTGAACATCGACGGAGCAGAGCGATCACCGAACGTCGTCCGCTTCGGCCCAGGCGCTGTGACGCGAGCCGTGTTCATACCCGTACAGGCCTTCGACAGCGGCTAGGCCAATTAGTTCCGCATTATCAGTCGGTTATCCGTACACCCAGGTGTTACGGACGTACGGGGTCGTGTGTGCGTAAGTCATTGAAAATGAAGGGCTGTAACGGCCGTAACGGGATCGGGGTCGCCCAACACACCCCTATATATATCCAGCCCTGTCCCTCTCTATATCCACCCTTCCTCACCCTCTCTCTATGTGTGCTCCTCCTTTACCGTTACATCGTTACATCTATAAAAAAGAGTAAGAGTAAGAGGGGCTTAGGCGAAACACGAGGGGGTGTAACGAACCGTACCCCAGGGGTACGCGACGCCGAGGGGGTCGGTCGATGAACGTTTCCGGTATCGGCGACCACCAGGTCGTCTGGCACGACAAGGTTGCGCTCGAGGAAATCGAAGGCCGGTCACCCACCGAGGCCGGCGGGACAATGTTCGCCATTCGGATCGAGCTCGATAACGGCGCCCGAATGGCGGCGGGCTACTGCGAGGCTTGCCGCAGCTGGGTTTTGCTGTCGCGGTACAGCGGCCCTCATATCCTCGACGTCGCCTGCTCTCGATACCCGGGCTTAAGCGGCTGTTCGCAGAAGGTTGTCCTGATACTTCCCGGACCGGCCGAACGCCGCCTCACCCGGAAGAAGCGGTTCGCGATACTGAAGCGGGATGGGTACCGATGCCAGCTCTGCGGCACATCGGCGACGTCCGGAGCACAGCTCGAGGTCGATCACAAGACGCCGCTGGCCGCCGGCGGCGATCACCGCGACGGCAACCTCTGGACCTTGTGCCGGGCCTGTAATCAGGGGAAGGGGGCCGACCGCTTATGAGCACAGAGTCGGCCGAGGCCCCCGACACCACCCCTCACCAGGGCGCTGACCGCACTTGGCGGATCATCCGGACCAAGCCGGAGTTCCTCTACGACCTGCAGGCGATGTGCAAACAGGCCGGGGCCGCTCTCTATGTGCCGACCTATGCGAGGCGTGTCAGGCACAGCCGTGTCCGGCGCGAGCGCGTCGAGGACAAGCCCATGTTCCCGGGCTATGCCTTCCTGCCGCTCGACCAGGCCGATCTGATCGGCCAGATCCCGACCTTCCGTTATCAGTTTGTCCGTCGCCCGGGCGGCTTCGCCTGGATCGGCGATAGCGAGATGCAGATCATCCAGGAGGAAGAAGGTAAGCTGAACCAGTTCGAGGTCGACCCGAAGTCGGCCAAGGGTTTCAGTATCGATGACCGCGTCCGCATCGTCGGCGACCTGTTCGGGACCGACTGGATCGTCGCGGACAAGACCGAGAACGAGCTCGTCCTCAGAGCTGCGGACGCGAACTGGGATATATCCGTATCTCCCGACCTCGTTCAGCATGTGGGGAAGAGGGATTGACGGGTAGCTATATCTGGTGTACCCGTCGAGACAGATCGCGTTGCGGCCATATCGCAACGCTCGCAGTCGATCAGACTGGAGGTGGCGGCAACGCCACTGGACCGCTGGCTGCCTCGAATAGACGCTCCGGCGAGATCAAGCCGGCAGAGCGGACGGGGCAACTGCGTGCGGAACACAGCACAGCCCGGGCGGCATCGCCGCGACGGGGTTTTTTGTGTCAAATCAATGGGTTAGCGGGCGGACGACGGGGCCCCTGGGGTCGCGCGAGGTATACGGGTAAGGCGGCAGCCCGATATTTCTGTAATTTTATTACCCTGAAATCCGGGTAACGCTCTGATCGTTGCGCATGCGAAGCACGCCGACGCAATTCGGTTCGGCCAAGGTGAAACGATCTTGCGTGAGGCGCGCTGCTGCGACCTGAGCGTCGGCAAAATCAGGAACTTACAACCCCGATGACGCAGCTCGTCAGCCAAGCCGAATACGCCCGCCACCGCGGCGTCTCGCGCAAGACGGTGACGATCTGGAAGGGTGAGGGGCGGCTGGTGTTCGGCGCCGGCGGCAAGGTCGACGTCGAGGCCAGCGACGCGCGGCTCGACGAGCGCAACGCGGAGCCAGCCAGCCAGGGTAACGGCGGGGGCAAGGCCAAAGGTAACGGTAACACCGCCAAGCGCTCGGCGGGGACACAGTCGAAGCCGGCACCAACCGAGGTGCCGCCGGAGGTGGGCGAAGGGCTTGCGAGCCTGATGGATCGGCTGGAGCTGATGACGACCCACCAGGCCGAGCGGGTGAAGGAGAACTACCTCGCCCTCAAGCACCAGCTCGACTACGACCAGAAGGCGGGCCGGGTCGTGCCCGTCGATCAGGTCCGGGACCGGGTTGCGGGGGAATACGCCAAGGTCCGCAACCGCCTGCTGGCGCTGCCGACCGAGATGGCGCCGCGGATCGCGCACCTCACCGACGCCAACGAGATCCGCGACGTGCTGCTCGAGGGCGTGACCGAGGCGCTGGCGGAGCTCACCCAGGATGGAGGCAGTGACGGGGACCGACGCGGCGACGACGGTGGAGACCGGCCGGTACACTGACGGGCTTCGAGCCCTCGACCGGGACCTGGTCACGGCTCGCTGCGAGGCCCTGGCGCCGCCGCCGAAGCTGACGCTCAGCGAATGGGCGGAGCGGTATTTCAGGCTGTCGCCGGAGAGCAGCGCCGAGACCGGCCGCTTCCGGCCGTGGGGCTTCCAGGTCGGGATGCTGGACGCGGTCACGGATCCGGCGAACGAGCGCGTGACCGTGATCAAGTCGGCCCGCGTCGGCTACACGAAACTGATCGACGCCGCGGTCGGCTACTTCATCCACCAGGATCCGGCCCCGGTGCTGGTGGTGAACCCGCGCGTCGAGGACGCGGAGGAGTACAGCAAGACCGAGATCGCGCCGATGCTGCGCGACTGCCCGGCGCTGGCCGGGATTGTCGGCGAGGTGAAGGGCAAGGACCCGAACCACACGATCCGGAAGAAGGTCTTCCGCAACGGCGCCTCGCTGTCGCTGCTTGGCGCGAACTCGCCGAACGAGTTCCGCCGCGTCACCGCCCGGGTGGTGGCCTTCGACGAGGTCGACGCCTACCCGGAGGACAAGGATGAAGGCGACCAGATCAGCCTCGGCGAGCGCCGGACGACGTCGTTCTGGAATCGCAAGATCCTCCAGGGGTCGACGCCGACGGTGAAGGGCGAGAGCCGGATCGAGACCGCGTGGGAGGAGAGCGACCAGCGGCGCTACTACGTGCCGTGCCCCCACTGCCACGAGGAACAGACGCTGGAGTTCGGCGCCCGCACGCCGCACGGTCTCAAGTGGCCGGAGGGTGAGCCGGAAGCCGCCTACTACGTCTGCATCAACGGCTGCGTCATCGACGAGTCGCACAAGCCCTGGATGATCGCGAACGGGCGCTGGATCTCGGGCAAGCCGGCAGCCGGCCATGCGGGCTTCCACATCTCGGCGCTCTACTCGCTGTTCTACAACGCGCGCTGGGGCGCGATCGCCCGCGAGTTCGTCGACGTCAAGGACGACCCGCCGCGCCTGCAGGTGTTCGTGAACACGGTCCTGGGCGAGACCTGGGAGCCGCCGGCGGATCAGGAGGTGGAGGAGTCCAACCTCATGGCGCGCCGCGAAGTCTACCCGGCCGAGGTGCCGGACGGCGTGGCGGTCCTGACCATGGCGATCGACACCCAGGACGATCGGCTCGAGTGCGAGGTCGTCGGCTGGGGCTGGGACGAAGAGAGCTGGTCGATCGGCCACTTCGTCTTCCTCGGCGACCCCGACGAACAGCACGTGTGGGAGCAGGCGGACGCGGTCCGGCTCAAGCGCTGGCACTGCGCCGACGGCCGGCAGCTGGCGGTGGACAGCACCTGCGTCGACACCGGCGGCCACCACACCGAGGCGGCGTACAAGTACTGCGTCGCGCGGATCCAGCAGAAGGTCTGGCCGATCAAGGGGCAGTCGCGGCGCGACGGCCAGCGCTCGCAGGTATTCCCGCGCAAGCCCAAGCGCCGGCCGTCGAAGGGCGGGGTCCAGCCGTACATGGTCGACGTCAACGCGGCGAAGGACGTGATCTTCCCGCGGCTGGCCAAGGCCGAGCCCGGGCCTGGCTACTCCCATTTCCCGGCTCACTACGAGGCCGATTACTTCTACCAGGTGACGGCCGAGCGGCCGGTCAGCGAGCGCGTCAACGGCCGCCGGGTGCGGCGCTGGAAGCAGAAGCCGGGCCGGCGGAACGAGGCCTTCGACCTGCGGGTCTACAACTACGCGGCCCTGTGCGCACTGCAGAATGCCGGCCTGAAGCTGAACGAGTGGGCGGCGAAGGTCGGCGCGACCCGGCCGCAGGATCGCGGGCCGATCGAGTTCGCGACATCGGCGACGAGGTCCGTGCAGCAGGCGCCGACGATGCCCGAATCACCGCCGGCCGGCGCCGGCACCACGATCAAGCGCAAGCCGCGCCGTCGGCGTCGCCGGGCGCGCATGGCCATGGGTTAGGGAATGCCCGAGACCGCGACCGTCAGCGATATCCAGGCCGAACTCGACGCCCTGCGTGAGGCCATGAGCCAGGGCGTGCGCCAGGTCGACTACGACCAGTATTCGATCAGCTTCTCGACGTTCGACGAGATGCGCCGGCGCGAAAAGTGGCTCGAGGAGCGGATCCAGCGGGTGAAGGGCACGACCCGGCGCCGCGTCCTGCGGCTGAACACCCGGAAGGGGCTATAGGTTGGCCAACGGCATCGCGCGCACGCGGGTCCGGGTGAAGGGCACGGGCATCTACGCCGGCGACCTGCGCCCGACCTACGACGCCGCCAGCCAGGGCCGGACCCGCCGCCACTGGCGCGCGCCGGAGATCGGGCCGAACGCGGCGCTGCAGTTCGAGCTGACGCAGCTGCGCAACCGATCGCGCGACCAGGTCCGACAGAACGTCTACGCCAGCCGGGCCTCGGACGCGCTGGTCTCGAACATTGTCGGCACCGGGATCAAGCCGCTTCCGAAGGTCGAGGACCAGGATCTCAACCGGGCGCTGCGGGCCCTTTGGTTGGACTTCGTCCCGGAGGCGGACGCCGCCGGCGAGCTCGATCTCTACGGCCTGCAGGCGCAGATCGTGCGCTCGTGGTTCGAGGGCGGCGAGTGCTTCGTCCGGCGCCGGCTCCGGCGCCCCAGCGACGGCCTGGCGGTGCCGATGCAGCTGCAGGTGCTGGAGTCCGAACACCTGCCGGCGGAGAAGAACGAGATCGCCGAGAGCGGCAACGTCATCCGCCACGGGATCGAGTTTGACGCCATCGGCCGACGGGTCGCCTATCACCTGTACCGGACCCATCCCGGCGACCGCGACGGCTTCGAGTTGCTGGCCGGGCGTAACGACACACCTGGACTGACCACGCGGGTGCCGGCGGAGGAGGTGCTGCACATCTACCTCCCGACGCGTCCCGGACAGAAGCGCGGCGAGCCGTGGCTGACGCAGGCGCTGCTCGCGCTGCGAGATCTTGACGAGTGGAACAGCGCCGAGCTCCAGCGCCAGAAGGCTGGGGCGATGTTCCTCGGCCACATCAAGAAGGTCGCCGAGGAAGGTGTGCAGGTCGGCGACCAGGACGCGGACGCGACCGACGACGCGGAGAGCGACGCGATCGAGGTCCAGACCCTCGAGCCGCTGACGATCACCGAGCTCGATGAGGGCGAGGACGTCACCTGGTCGGATCCGCCCGAGGTCGGCGGCAACTACGAGGTCTTCCTGCGCCAGCAGCTGCGGTCGATCGCGCAGTCGGTCGGTGTCCTCTACGAGCAGCTGACCGGCGACTACGCGCAGATCAACGATCGGACCTACCGGGCGGCGCACAACGAGGTCCGGCGCCAGGTCGAGATGCTGCAGCAGCAGATCGTCATCCCGCAGCTCTGCCGGCCGGTGTGGCGCTGGTGGTTCGGCAGCGCGCGGGCGTCAGGGGCGCTGCCGCTGCCGTCGGGCGTGACGCCGCGCGAGGCCGCGCGGGTCGGCTGGGTGCCGCACGCGTTCCGCCACATCCATCCGCTGCAGGATGCTCAGACCGAACGAACGCG